AGTCGCGGCAGACGCATTCCTGCACGAAGCCCGCGCGCTTGAGCATATCGTGCGCCTTGATGTTTTTGCGCTTGCAACGGGCAGTGATGCGCTTGGCGGCCGACTGTCGAAAGACATAGTCCGCGACAGATGACAGAATTCCGCGCGTCAAGCGGCCCGACGCCGCCAATGCCATATCCATGTTGCCGCCCGGGGTGTAATCGAAAAACGCGAAGCCGACCGCAAGCCTGCCATCGTCGTCGATCCAGCCGAGCGCGGTATAGGGCGGGATTATCGTGGTGCCGATCCGACGCTCCACCCATCCCACCACCGTAACATCATGTCCGAGCAGCAGCCGCATCTACAGCGCCCCCGTGCTGCGCTCCCACTTGATGTCGAAGCCGTTAATTTCCAATAGGATCAGCGCCGCCGGATTCTCCGGGTCGGGCGTGATCTTCATCCGCATGGCGACGCAGTAGCCGATGGCCGTCGCGCTCACCCAATCGGCCAGGCTGATCGTGCCGCCTGACCACAGCGAGCCGTCATTCCAAAAGAACTGGTTCCAGCGCGCGCCCAACCCGACGAATGGCGACGCCAAGGTCTCCGGCGCGAAGTCCTGATAATCCGGGTTGAGCGTCAAGTCGGGGATGGCCGTGCCGTCCGAGCGCATCAGCGCCCGCATCAACGGGAAGCGCTTGGGCGAGCCGCGGTCGCCGAGATAGTTGAACGCCGTCTTCATGTCAGCGACGATCAAGGTGCCGTTATCGGTCCCGCCGCGATCGGACAACATCACGATGCCGGTATTGCCGCCGAAATACAGATTGTCCATGAACAACTCCCAGCAGGAGCCGTTCATCCCGATATAGCGGCACCACGCCCCGGTGAGCGTGTTCATGACAAACTGGTATTGCTGCACATTCTCCGTGATCGGCACGTTGAGATAGCTGGCCGTGCCCTTCGGATAGGTGATCAACTGCCAGCCGAAATTGTTCTGCGCGCTTTGCGCGGCCGCATTCATGGCCTTCTGAATGCGCGCGGTGATCGCCGATCGATTGACCGTCGAGCGGTCCATGCTGATGGCTTGCGACAGTGACACCACGCCATCGACGGTGATGACGGCCAGGTCGCCGCCGACCTTGGTCAGGCAGCGCCGGCCGATCGGGATGCCGATGTCGTAGACGCCCTTGAGAATCCACTCGTTGGCGTTCGCCGGATCGGTGCCGGCATAGACGATGACCTGACCGCGCGAGGTGATGAACACCGCAAAGTCGTCCGGCCCCCAGCCGGAGTCCATAGTCCAAGTGCCCATCGCCACCAGATGGCCGCCCTTGGTCATCAGCGGCCCGAGCGGGAATATCTGCGCGGCGCCGGCAATTGATGATGTCGGCAGATAGGCGGCATTGGTCGAATTGATCAGCACGAACCAGATGCGGTTCTTGTGCGCGTTGATGTGAATGGCCTGACTGGCCGTGATGCCGGTGATGACAGGCGTTGCCCAGACCGTGCCGTTGAAGTGCCGCGGATCATCGGCGCCATTGACGATGTAGAGAAAGCTGCCGCCGGGCGTGGTGAAGTTGATGTGCTGCCAGCGCGCGTTGGTCAGGCCGAGAACGGCCTCCATCGCAGCGGCGGCTGTCACGTCGTATATTCGGGAGCCGCGCGCGGCGAACAGTCTCTGCACAGCGGCGGGGCCATGATAGGCCATCAGGCTTTCGATCGGGCCGGCTGGTGATGTCTCATAGGGTAGGTTGGATGGTATAGGGTCGCGCGCGATACCTACACTCAAACGCCATTCATCGATCCAGCCGCTCCACGTCTCAGTCGTAATTTCTCCGTTCCGTCCGACCGCCAATGCATTCGCGCTGTCATTCACGGTTCCGGTGATGGCGACGTCGCCGCCCTCCTGAACGCCGTCGATAAACAGCCTCAGAATGTCACCGATGCGAACGAAAGCCAGATAATGCCAACCCGGATTGAGCGCATTGGTGAACTGAGTTGTACCTGTCACCGTGGAAAAGACGGCGCCGACCACCGCCGACGCAACCATGACATTGGATGAATTGCGGCGAATTATAAATGAGATCGTAGTCGCGGTGCCAAGCGAGTCGCACTGCGCTGCGAGTCTAGAGAACACGCCACCTGCTGCAGTGCAATTGAACCAGCAATCCGCCGTGAAGTCACTCGACCCGAGCGTGAAGTCTGCGCTGTCCGGCGTGCTCACATAATCGCCGGTGCCATCGCATGCCAGCGAGGTCGGGCCGAACTTGAATTGCGCGTTGTCGGTGTTGGCATTGCCGTTCGCTGTCCAGACGTGCGCCGAGCCGCCCACGTTGGTGTCCGTGATGACCGTCCCGGCATCGGCGCCGGTGAAGGGCAACAGCACCTTGGTGAAGGCATCGTTGCCGGCGACCGTGGTAGACGAGTGCTGGATATGGCCGCCGCGGAACCGCACAAACGCCGGCTCCGGAAACCAGTTGTCCAGGATGATCGCCATCGCTGGATCCATGTCCTCCAGCGGCGAGGCGGCATTCCATCCCTTGTAGGGCGGCGGGATCGTGCCGCCGCGCAGGATCGAGTTTTGGGCGCGCGCGACGGCGACGCGACGGGGACTTCGCTGCGCATAGAGGGACATTATGGGTTACCCGGTCCCGGAAAGCTGCCGTTTTGAATTTGTGATGGACTGATCAGATAGCCGGGCTGCTGCGCATTGAGGCGAAGAGTGCTCTTGCCGCCGTTCCTTGATTTTTCGATTTCCAGCCGATCATCATATTCAGCTTTCAATTCGGCATAGGCAAAGCCCTTGATCGCCCAGAACTGATATTTGATTCCCTTCTGCAACAAGCCATCCGGGAACGTCGGCACATCGGTGTCGGCCGTCAGGCTTGACGCGAAGGTGCCATCCTGCTTGAGCACCCATTTATTGGTGATGTACTCCCACACCAAGGTGCCGGGGCTATCACCCGACGCCGACGGCGGCGGGAAGATGCGAAACACTGTCGGTTCACGGCCGACCTGGCGCCAATGCTGGCGTGGCCCTACGGTGACGATGCCGCTGCGCATCCATTCATCGAACTGCGGCGACGTCGGCCCGATCATCGCCCACTGGAATCTGCGATCCCACATCGTCTGATCGATGTAGCGATCGAAGTCAGCCGGAATGTCATAGGTATCGCGCGTGAACGTCAGTGGATTGCCGATCTGCGTCACGTCTGCGGTTTCGGTCAGCGTGACCTGCGTCGCGCTGTCGATCGTGGCGCCGCGGCAGGCAATTTGCATGCCAGCGCCGGACACGGAGAAGGCATTCGATCGAGGCAGCAGCGGCGCGGTGTTGATGTTGGTGACGATGCGCGAGCCCTGCACGGTGTCGCCGGTCAACACCAGCGGCATACCAAACTCGATGATGAACTCGGTCTGTAGTCCGGTCCAATCGACATCCTTCATAAGTTGCTGGCCGATGTTATTGGCCAGCGCAGCAAACTGCCGCGTCGTCGCATCGTTCGCAGTGACCGACACGGGACGCGGCAGGCCGAGTTCGTCGGCAACTTGCTGGAGGATGGCGAGGAATTGCATTATGTCACGATCGGTGCGCTGAAGGACACACGCCAGGATGTTGCCGATACTTTCACGGCACAAATCGATGCATTAGCGGCGAATGACGACGTGGCGTCATCTGCGACGAGCTGGTTTAGTGTGCCGCCGGTTTGCGGAAACACAAGCCCGGCATTCGCGCCGGACGTATTGTAGATTTCAATCACATCGCCCAAATCCGCATCGGCCGGCAATGTGACCGCACCATTCACGCCGTTCACGTTTGCAAGCACAATTTTATTTCCTGCCCCCCTGAGTAGACCGCCGGCACTGTTCTGCGTCGCCGCCGACGTCGTCACGTTGACAATGGTCGTGCCGGTGCGCTTCGCAAGTTCGGCGGGCTCACCAAGTCCCATCAGTGCTTCTGCGGTTGCCATTACGTGGCCTCCTCTGTGCTGGTTTGCGATTTGCGAATAGGCGGGCGCCCGCGACGTTTGACGGGTGCGGGATCGGCCGCCTTCTCGACCTTGGCGGCAAGCGCCGCGATCTGCGCAGCCATCTGTGCCAGCAAGTCAGATGGCGGCTGGGCTACAGGCGGGGCGGCAAATGGTGTTGGCCCGAGAACGCCCATCGACGGATCGGTTCGCATTCTCGCTTCGTATTCGTTCAATTTCATCTGCATGGCGACGATCTGCGCCTCTTGCTTCGCGATCGTGGCCTCAAGCATCTCCTGCGATTTCTTGAGCGCATGATAGTCATGCGTCTTCGCGGCCGTTTTCAAAAACTCGATGGCCTTCTTCTGCCATTCGTCGGCGCCGAGGCCGATGTTCTGCTTGGCGGTATCGGACAATTCCGCAAGCTGTTCGACCGTCCTGACATTGGCAAATTCCAGTGCCGCGACACGCTCCGGATATTGCGGGAACAGGATCGCCAGCGGCATTCCAGTTGGCGTCGGCGCGCGCTTCAGTCGGTAATTTTCCCATTCCGTTGGGAACCTGTTTTTATACTCCTGAGTGGCGGGGAAGATCGGGATTCCTTCTTTCTCACCCGGCGTTTCGATGCGAACGTAGTCCGCAGCTTCGAAGACCGGATATCCAACGGCTTCCGACTTCACGGGATTGGGCACATCGCGCGCAAAGAACGTCACGTTCTGCTTGTGCGGCGACATGGCGTTTGTCTGACCGTCCATGATGTCTCCTTTTGAATGAAGAGGAAGGGGCAGCCTGGGAGCCGCCCCCTCCAAGTTAGTCGAGCGGATTGGCAACCTTGCGAACCCAGCCCACCTCGCCAGTTAGAAACGAGGTATCGGCAGCCCAAGCAGTGTCGCCAGCGCCACCGCTCGCGGCTGTAATATGAAAGAAGGTGGGGCCAGGAGTCGTCGTATTGACTATCAGCACGACATTGGGTGCCGTGACCGGGACATCGGCCTGGACATAAATCCAAGTGTCGTTCTCGTTGCCGATGGTCGGGGTGCCAAGTGTAAACCCCCTAGGACGCTCCAGGCTTGGCACATATCGCTCTTTGAAGTTGATGCCCTCAAGAGGTATTGCAGTGATCGTAGAAGCCATGACCTTTCCTCCTTACGTGTTGGTCAGGACGCCCTGAAACAGGGCGCCGCGAAGAGTCATGTTTCCAGCCCAAGCCTGGATGCGAACCATGGCATCCTGGTTTACGCTGAAACGGTCGGGGTTGAGCGGCTCGATGTTACGATCGTGATGCGGGCGCCAACTGATGAATCGCGAATTCAGGAACCACATCGTTGACGCGGGAACGCCGCCAATCGGAACGCCAGAAGACGCCGCCTGTCCCGCGGTGCCCTGGAACGCGCCGTCCAGCACGACATCCGTGTCCATGAACTTGAGGTTCATGAAACCGGCCTTGCCGACATCACTGTCGGTGTTGGTGATGCGCTGGATCGCGTGCAGGGACTGGTTGTAAACGGTCCAGCCATTGTTGTCGGTCACGATCAGGTCCGGCCGATCGTTACCGCGCACGCAGCGCACGTAGAGCTGCGTCATGTACTGGTAGACGTTGGCCGGGCTGAGCGCCGCGCCGCCGTCCGTGACCGCCCGGAACCGCTGGTTGCGCCAGAAGTCCCACGCCGCGCGATCGATGCCGCCGTAGGTGCCGATGGTCGGATCGAACGGCACCGCCGCCTGCAATCCGCCGATCTGGTTCGGCAACGTGCCGTCCGAGTAGACGTCGAAGGACAGGCCGTTCTTGAAGTCCTCCTCGGCCCGTTCCATGCGGGAATCGAGCAGGGCAATCGACTGCTCCCGTCCGGAGTTCTGCAACTCCTCCAGACCGGAGATGCTGACGCTGACCGCCGCTTGCCGGATCGGATATTCCGCCGACGTGAAGCTGGTCGAAGGCGCGATGTTGATGACCTGGTATCCGGAATACCGAGTGTAGGTCGAGTTGCCCTGGTAGGCGATTTCCTCCAGGATGGTTCGGCCGGCGGTGATGAAGTCGCGAAAGCGGCCACGAGAGTTGAGGCGAGTGAGCAGTGCGTTATTCCGGGTCACGGAATCCGCAAGCTCCCGCCTCCGACTGCGAAGCGACACGGTGGCCACTTCGCTGAGGTTGGGGTCGGCCATCTAAGTCTCCTAAAGTCGGTTTGCGACCTCATCGTAGGCCGCCGCTATAGCTGCCTGCCGCGAGCCGTACGAGCTGTTTGCAACAGGCACACCTTGCGGAGCGCCCTTGATGGAAACGGCCGCACGTCTCGCAGCGTCGGTTTTTGCCTGCTGCTGCTCCTGGGCCTTCGCGGCTCGCTCGTTGATGAGATGCTCGCGAATTTCCGGGTTCTGCCAGCAGGCGATGTCGTAGGCTTTCGCCAGATCGGCCGCGGGATCGCCCGTGCGCTTGACTACGCCGCTTTCGAGGAGATCGCCGATCGTCTCCTCGACGTTGTCGTAGTACTTGTGCTCGGGCTTGGACCGAAACGTCTCGATGACACTGCTGGCACCCCGCATGCGCTGGCTTCGGTCGGCCTCAGCACGTTGGGAGAGCGTGGTCTTGAGCGTGGCGATCTCCTGCTGCAGCGGGCTCAGCACGGGGCCGAGCAGTTGCAGCAGGGCATTGGGGTCGGCGCCGGCATTGGTATCTGCCGGTGACCCGCCGAAACCATTGGTATTGGTCGGCGCGGAAAGCTGGAGGCCAAGTCGCTGCGCAAGCTGTTGCGTGACCTGCATGGCCTCGTGATGGGTAAGCTTTGCATTGCCCATGATGTGGAGCAAGCCGCCCACCATGTCGCGATTGATCATGTCCTCGATGCCGGTGTAGGCGGCGAGCGCCGCCGACAACGTGGTGCCGGACTGTGTGGCGCGCTCAGCAAACGGCTTGAGCCCATCGAGCATCTTGAAGCCGTTCTCGATATTCCGTTCCTTCGTTTCAATATCCTGCTTGATGGAAGTCCATTGCTCTTCCGTTGGGACTTTTGAGTCCCATGCAGCCTTTGACTTGATCGAAAATGCGCGCGGTGGGGAGACCTGCGCCGACTTCTCCTGAGGAACCGGCGCAGGTTGCACGGTAGTTTGTGGCCTCACCTCGCTTTCCGGCTTGGGTTGGCTGACGGTCCCCTCTGCGACAGGTTTCTTCGGCAGCACGCGACCGCGCTCGTCGCGCTCGCGGTCGGCGAGCTTGCCGGGCTTGGGTTGCTCGTCACCCTCTGGTTTTGACTCGGCCTGCTTGGCCACTTGGTCATAGGCCGCTGCGATCGTCTCGCTGCGGCTTTTCGGCTGGTCTACGACCGTATCCACCTGCTTGTCGGACAAGGTTGCTTCATCAGCCGCCGTGGTATCCAACGGGAGCACAAGATCGTCATCGTTCATTGGATTTTACCTTCTGCTCAGCTCATCCCATGCACGCCCGATGTCGGGCGCAACCGGGCTATTCTTGATCGGCTTTCGCGGTGCGAACGTATCGTTGCCGACCTCGATGCAGCCATGCGCGCGCGTGACCTTGCGGAACTCGGACTTGCTGTCCATCAGCGCGCCCGTGATCGGATGGCGCATCGCTGGCATCACGTCGCCAATGACATGCACGCGCGGGTCGGCGCTGAGCGGCGCGGCGAGATGTTTTTCGACAAGACGGCCATCGCGCATGACGTAGGTGGTCACGGCCGCGCCCCGTCCTTGGGCCTCGCCTTCGCCTGCGCGGCCTTGGCATCCATCATCTCAAGACCTAGCGCGTGCTTGTGGTCGGCACTCTCAGCAGCCAATTCGGCTTGTCGCTCCTGCGCATCGGCTTGGATCGCGATGCCGCGTTCCTTCACCATCATCTGAATGCCGGCCTCGCGCTCCTTGAGCACCAGCATGCGCTGCTCATGATCAAACTGCATTTGCAGCTTGTCGCGCTCCATGACCATCTTTTGCTGTTCCAACACAAAGTCGGCTTCTGCCTGGTCGCGCTCACGTTGCGCCGTCTCAGCATCGATCTGAGCCTGCATCCGCATCTTCTCAAGTTCGGCTCGCGCCTTGGCCTGCTCGGTCTGCGTCTTAACCTCCTCCGGTGTCGGCGGCTTGGGCGGCGGGTTGGCCGCCATCTTCTCCAGATCCGCGATGGTCTCTTCCATCGCCGTTTCCAACTCGCGGCCAACTCGGAAGCCGCGCACGCCGAACAGCAGCATCTTGCCCATCAACGGGGCCATCTTCGGCTGCTGCGCAGCCGCCTCCAGCGCCTGCGGCAGGAACTGCGCCACCGCGCCGAGGAACTCAACCCGCGCCTGCTTCTCGGCCTGCACATCGGGCTCGATCGTCGAGTCGGTCTCGATGTCCACCCGGAAGCCGCGCAGCTTGTCCTTTTTCAGCAAATCGATGGCGGCCTGAAACCGCTCCATCGCCAGCATCTGCGGATCTGGCGGCGGCGGCTCCATCGGCATCGGGGGCTGGCCAGGCATCTGCGGGGGCTGACCGGGGGGTGACACGGGAGGTCCCAGTGGCATGCCGGGCTGCTGCGGCGGAGGCGTCGGGACATGATGCCCGGCGAACTCCTCCGGTCCCCACTGCTCATAGCCGCTCATTAAGAGCAGCGTCATTGGCGAGAAGTGCTCGCTGATGATCTCGGCCACGATGCGCAGGAAGTCGCGCGCGAACACAGCCACCGCCGACTGCCGGTCGCTGAGCCGCAGATTGGCAAACTGCCCCTTGATGCGCTGCTCGGTTGCCGTCTTCGGTGCGCCCGCCGTTGCCTGGCCGCGCACGATGTCGGACATGCCGGTGATCTCTTGCAGATCGGCCTTGACCTGCGCGCGTGCCTCATACAGCCGGATCAGGACCTCGGCCATCTCCTTGATCGGCAGCAGGTCAAGCGCGCCATCCATGCCGTTCTTGGACGCAAACTGCGACCAATTCTCGATCGGGTAGAGCGTGTTCTCGGTGCCCTCCTCCAAGAGCCGCTTGAGCGCCGGCACGCTGGCGTCATAGACGCCGGCCGCCTTGATCGCCTTGGTCAGCGCCGCGATGCGCGCGGTCAGGCTGTCGAGCTCGAGCGCCTGATCCTGATACTCGACGTAGTCCGGCGTCGGCACGATGGAGTCGTTCGCGATCGTGGCCAAGAGCGGATCGGGCGATGGCCAGAAGCATTCGAGCTGCAGCGGATCGTCCGCCACCTCCAGCGGCTTGTTGTAGTGCTCGCTGATGAAGTAGACCTTGCGGTCGTCCTTGTTCCACAGCTCCCAGATTTCCGCCTTCTTGAACATCTCGTCCAGGCTGGACTTGTCGTTCGCCTTGTCCCAGTCCTTCGGCGCATAGTTGAGCGGGACCTCTTTCAGCTCTTGGTCGGTGAGCCCCTTGCCGCGGAAGCGCGCCACCAACTCGTTGCGGGTCAGGAACGCCCGCTTGCCCTTCCAGCGCAGCTCATCACAGGTTCGCGCCGGATTGGCGAGGAAGTCCTCCCAGTGCACATAGTCGGTGCACACCATCTCGGACGCGACGATCTGCGATGGAACCGCAGCAGTTGCAGTGCCCGCAGCAGATGGCGGCGATGCACCGACAGGGGAGGACGGGCCAAGGGGCGTGGCACTGCCCCCATTGGTTTGCGTGACCGGCGGGCCATCCGTGTAGGTCGGCTCGTAACGTCCCCACAGCACCCCCTGCCCCGGCAGCAGATAGTCCAGCACCGTCTTGCGCACGGCCTCGTGGAAGTACCCGGCCTCGATGGTGTAGCTCAGGCACCGCTCGAGAATGCGCGACGCCGTGCGCCCGACCGGGTCGCGGTCCAGAAACCGCCGCTCGACCACCGGCCGCGGCGCCTTGGCATAGATCGCCGGCAGCAGGGTCTGCACGTTCGACCACAGCACGTTGAAGCGCACGCCGGAGACGCGCTGGCCGTCGGTCTCTTCGTCCTGCGAGCGCTCATCGCGATAGCGCTGCACGATCTTGCGCGACCGGTCCATCCACTTCTTGCGCGCCTTCTTCGCCAGACTGATTTCGGTATGCCAGCGCTTGGCCACGTCCTCCGGCGTGAAGCCGATCTCCTGCGGCGACACCGCGCTGTCGGCAATGACATCAGGCATCAATTTGACTTTCTGCGGAACTTGGCGGAGATGCGCTCGGCCTCGTTCATGTCCTGATGCATCTGCACCGCACGATCAAACGGGTGCTTATGCGCCCAAATGTTCAGGGCGACTGTGCGCGGGTCATCGCCGCGCCGATCCTCGATATTCTCGCTCGGCTGCGAGTACGGCAGGTAGTCGGCAAGCGATCGTGTGACCTTGTCGCGCGCGCTGTCAGCCATCCTCGCGGTCCTCGTAGCTGGCCGCCACCGACGCCGCCACGCGCGCGCGGACAAACTCAGGCAATTGCTCGGCGTTCTGCATCAGCTCGAGCCCGGAAGCGACCACGGCAACAACCGTGTACGGCCCGCTGAAGATCATCCGCTCGCGCATGAACATCGTCAGCACCGCATCCTGATCGACCGGATGAATGGTCGTGACCATGTGAAAGCCGCGCGCCGCCATATCCTCGGCGACAAGCTCCGCGAACCGCGCGCCGGCGACATCACGCATGTTCTAGGCCGCCCCTACCGCCGTCATGTAGCCTGCTATCGCCTGATAGAACGCCAGCTCCATGCCGGCGAGCGACGCGCCCCACGCCGCCGCGGCGATCTGCCGGGTCGAATAACTCGATGGACTGGCCCCGCAAATCCACTGTTCCATGTCGGGGACGCCGTTCGATGTGGTCAGCATGTCGGCGCCGAGCTGCACACCGTTGTGCCATGCCTTCTTGAAGCCGGCATCGGAGCGCGATGCCCCCGAGAAACCGATCGAGGAAGGCGTTCCCGTCTCGTTTGGCGCCGCGTCATTAATCCCGATCGAGATGTCGCCGTTTGCGTTCATCGCGCAGACTACTGCGATCGGAGGAACGATCGTGCCGACATCACCCACCGAACTCAACGAACCCGTCCGGCTCCAGACCCACAGCGACGCATCGTCCTGCGTGTAGTTCACGCCATTCACCGTCGGATTGTACCGCGTGTGAATGCGGGCCGAGACTGCCACGCTGCCGGTGAAGCCGCGATCGACCGCAAACGCAGTGTTGAGCGCGACCAAGGGGGCAGTCACCCCCTTCCAGTTTAGCAACGCCGCCTGCTCGTCGTGCGCCGCCAGCACCCAGAGCACATCCAGCAGCGGCCACGCGCCGGCTGCCTTCAGCGCCACGATGCAGTCGTTGATCACGATCTTGCGCGCGTTGTCCGGCTGCGCCGTCATCCGGGCGAACAGCGCTTCGGCGTCCGGGTCCCACACCGGCACCGCTCCGCCACCTGCGTCCCATGCATACCGCCGCCGGAACCGGAAGCGCGAGGACATTACCGCCCTTGCCCCGTCGTGAAATAAAACACGTTCGCGGGTGTTCCAATCGTCGCCACGTGCGTTACGTTCGGGCCAATCGTGAACGCCTGCGCCGTGCCAGGCAGGATCGGCGTCGAGCATGGCGACGTCCCCGGACCCGCGACAGCCACCACACCCGGGCCGCCGAACTCGACGAATGCAATCGCATTGGCCGCCAGCGACGTCACCACTACTTGCCCGCCCGCTGCCCCACCGGCAAAGACCAATGGCGTCGTCTCCGATGTCGCTCCCGCCAGCGTCTCGACGACCGTGCCAACCGCATTCGGCGTGAATGCCAGACCCATCGACATCTCAAATCCCTCCTACGGTTCTTCGACCAGAGCTCAGAATGTCCGAAGCTCGCACCGCCACCCGCCTTCGCCGAGGCTTCGGCGGGCATGCCGCATCTGATACTGCGCGGCCCGCACGCACCACGCACGCTCCTGATACTGCCCGCCCTCGAACTCCCCCTTCGACAAGGGCTCAGGACCCGCAAACGTCAGGATCAGCAGCCACACCTGCATGATCAGCGCCCCGCAAGCCCCGCAAGTGCTTCAAGAAAGCCGCGATATTCCTTCACCGTAATCCGACCATCGCGCAGAGCCTGAAGATAAATGGCCGCACGCGGATCAAGCGGAGGCGGGGACGGCGACGGCATGCCGCCAGCGTATGCTTGCCCCGGCAAAACAGGATATGGCGACGCATCCGACATTGTCGGATCAGTCAGAAGACGTGCTATGCGGTCATCGGCCATCAACTCCTCCCACTACCCGCATGATCAGCCCCGCCGCTCGCGATCCACCTTTTGCTCCTTAACCCACGGCCCCGTCCCCATCACACGCCCCGTCACAGACTGCGAGCCGCCCCCGAACAGATTCAGCGGATCAAGCGGGCGCTTGAATATCTGCTGTGCCTGCTCAATCGGCAGCATCGCCGCCGACTTCAGCGCACCACCCGGATTCTGGACAAAGCTCTTCGCCTGCTCGATCGGCGCCATCAGCGGAGCTGTCGCCGTCTGCAGCGGTCGCCGCGCAAAGTCCTGGATGCCCCGCAGCGGCGCCATCGCCGCATCCTTCAACGTCCCCAGCGGCTGATCCACAAGCTGCCCGGGCGCCGGGACCGCAGGCGCCATCGCGCCCGGCATCCCCGCCAGCGCCGCCGCTACACGTCCTGAGCCCTGGTCGAAGGAGCCGCCCGGCAGCCCGCCAAACCGCCCCAGCACCGACCCGGCACCCAGCGCCGGCGAACCCTGCATCCCTGGCAGCATCTCAAATCCTCCGCGCGCCCTGATGCCGTTCCTTCAACTCCCACAGCCGATCCAGCGTCGGCTCCTCCTTCACCACTTCCGCCACAAACACCGGCCCGCGCGGCGTCTCAACCATCCGCCCAGCAGGCGGCGCCGCAGCCGGTGCAATCTCCCGATAGGCCATCGCAAGATACCGAAATGCGTCGGACGCGTGAGTGGCCCAGTCCTTGCGCGGAACATCCTTGAACGTCTTGAGCTTCTCGTCATACTCCGCCCGGTACTGCCGCAACGCCTCCAGCCCATCCTTGCACTTCACCGCGTCAAACCAGAACCGCTTGAACTCCACCCGCGCCCCGTTGATCCCGTCCTCAACCTCGTGCAACGCCACCAGCCGCGGCTTGCGCCCCATCTCGATCAGCGTCTCAATCCGGGTCTTCCCCGTCTCCATGCTCGGCACCTTGGCATCGTGCGGCACCCAGTCCGTCCCGTGATACCCCCGCGCATCCAGGTCGGCGCAGTACTTCTCCATCGAGTAGCCATACGACTGCAGAAAATCGACAACCCGTATCTCGCCGGGCGCCCCGTGCTGCCACACCCAGATCGCCATGTGGTCGCCGTTGCCAAGGTCCCATGCCGTGTGCGCCGGCAGGCTCGGATCGTAGGGCACAACGCCGATGCGGCCGCGACGCTGAGCCTCAGCCATCTCCTTCCCGAAGTAGGCACCGAGGATGGCCGCCTCAAACGAACACTCGAACTCCTGCTCGTACTGCTCCGGCGTCATCTGGTCACGCCAGACCGCCAACTCCAGATCAGGGATGATGCCGGTCTCCGATGCCTTCATCACCGCCGAGAACCAGGTCGGATCACCTTGCGCGGCCTCGTGGAGAGCGTGAAACTCGTTGTGGCCCTTCGGCGTCCCGATGAACGTCGCCCAGCCCTGCCGATCCGCCAGCATCGGCCCGATCACCTCGCCCCACACGCTCGGCCGCATGTCCGCGTACTCGTCCATCACAATCCCATCCAGATACGGCCCGCGTAGCCGGTCCGGGTTGTCCGCCCCGTGGATGCGTATGCGCGCCCCGTTGATCAGCTCCACCCACAGCTCGCCCTCGTTCTTGTCCTTCACGATCGGCTGCGCATACCGCTTGAGATAGTCCCACGCCACCTCCTTGGCCTGCGCCAGGAACGGCGCCACATAGGCATAGCGCCCGTGCGGCTGCGCACTCAGCACCGCCCGCTTCACCATGTCGTTGATGCACGCCACCGTCTTCCCCGCCCGCCGGTGCGCCACGATGCACGCCCAGCGCTGCGCCCGCCGGTGATACGGTCCGAAGATGCGCCGCGGCGCGTAGGGGATGGTGACGACGCGGGCCATCAGCGCTTCAGAATGCTCCTGATCTGCTCAAGCTCGGCCGCCCACTCAGCGTCCGACATGTCCTGCACCCGGTTGAACTCCTGCCCCCCAGCCTCCCGCATCTGCTCCCGACGCTGCTCGCGGGTCATCCCCGCAGTCTCCTTCCGGATAGCCTCAAAGGCCTTCTCAACCTCGCGCTCCGTCGGCTTCTGAGCCCTTGTCGAAGGATTTGCCTCACCCTTGATCCGAGGCAGCCGGCCCGCCGCCGACACTGGGCCGGCCACACTCCCCACCAACTGGTTGGGATCGGGGATGAGCGGGCTGAACCCCGTCAGCGGGTTGTACAGCTTGTCCGCTGCGTACTGCTGCCCCAGCAGGATCGGGAACGGCATGGCGTCGGTCGCCACCGGAGGCGGCAGCAACCCGGCCAGGATCGCCGCTATCCGGTCATCCGGCATCGGTCAGAACGCGTCGTTCAACTTGTCCAGCAACTTCAGGCACTCCCGCAGCCGGTCCTCCGCCATGGACAGCGCGGCGTGCAGGCCCGAAGTACACGGCGCACTAGGCGAGCTGCCCGCCTCGACGCCGCTGCCAGCGATGCGCCCCGTGAGTCCTTGCAGTCGTCCGTGGAGTTCGTCCAGGCCGGTGCATAGGCCCTCAGCCCGGGTCAGGAAGCCGATCTCCTTGGGCGCAGACGGCTGGTAGTTCCGCTGCGCCTGGTAGGCCCGCTTGAGCGCCTCGGGGCTGGCCTGGCCGACGCCGCCCATACCGAGTTGATTGCCAAGACTCTCCATCCGTCACTCCTCTCGTTGTGAAGCTATCGCTCATGCCACATATGCGGGAAACCGGCGCTAAGCCGTTGATGTTGCTCAGAACTGGGGCGTCACGTAACTTTTTGCCATCGCTTTCGTGAGCCAGGCGCTCCCCAACCAAGGGGACGCTCTACGTTGATATCACTCAGGTTTTCGGCGGTTCCACGTTCTGTCCACCGATTGGAGTAGATTGCTGCGATGCAGCATCATTTTGTGGCGCCGCATCATCAGCCCATCGAATGACGTGCTCAATGGGTCCGTGCTCATCATCGCCGACGACCGCCTGTGGAACCTTGCCGTCGAGGCGGTCGGCGAGCTCGCGGATTGCGTTGACGTCGCCGGCTTTGGCCTTTTCGAGGTGTGCGGCCGCTACTTCGCGCAACGTTTTGAAATTGTCGCCAGCTTCAGCGATCGCCATTCGCAGGGCGTCGCGATAAGGTTTGTCACGCTGTTGACCTCGACTTATTGGATTTGCCATTTGGAAACCTAAGTTCTTGGCGTCACGAAATATTATTGCGCGCAATATTGTTGCGTGCGGTATTTCAGCACCACGCTGTAGTTTTTTTCTCTCGCGGGTTCAGAAAGAACCTGAGAGGATCTCGGCTGTCCCCGCGCGCGGAACGCGCGGCAGTTTAAGGGGACTTGCGAGGTGGTGATTGGAAGGCGCGGACTGCTTCGTTACAGAGAGCGCGGAGTGATGCTTTGTCGGAAGGTGGTGTGAGACCCTTACGGACGATGCGATGCAGGCGGGCCATTTTTCGGGCTCGCGCTGGATCGTAGTGGAATGGAAGGAATGGCCGCTTTCGGCCTGAGCCTCGAAGGATTTGCACGGCGCTGTTTCCTTGAAGGATGCGCGCGCGTGCGACGGCTGTGTTTTGCCTTGACGCTCGCGCGATTGCATATTTTCGGACGTTTGCATATGCTCAAAGTGAGCATAGCTGATTTCGTCCATTTTTCGGGCTGTGGATAACTTGGCAGATCGTTTGTATGCAAACAGTCACTCGGGGACTGATTTGCGTGTGTACAAACAATCAATGCGGCAGCAGCGCCCCCTGAGTTAGTCGAAGGGTTGGCGCTTTGACCCTGCAGCGGGTCCCCAGATATCGCCTGCCCGCGGGTCAGGCCAACTTGATCTGGTATTTTTGCGATATGCTGATTTGCAGAATTTGTCAAATATCGAAGCTATTTGCAGGCAACCAGGATGCTTTTGGTGTCGATGGAGCCGTAAACGAAGCCGCTCCCGGTCGCCATCGCTGCCGGCGTGCTCTGACCGCTGCGCCCGATCAGGTCGTATCCTCGGGTCCCGCAAAGTTCGCCAGCCTTTTCAAAGCAATAGTTCATTCCGACGCCGCTGCCGTCGCAGGAAATGCTGTGCCCCTGCCGGCCATCGGGCAGATAGGTTTTGGTGGCTTGAGCACACCCAACAAGCACTATGGCGGCCGCAATCAGCAAGCCAGCCGTCATGCAAACGAGCGTGAAGGCGCCGCTGCGCTCCAGATGAGTCATGGGCAAACTCCATTTTTTATCCAATAATTTACAATTTCTCCAATGACGTCACCGGCAAGTCAATGGTGGTCATCTGCCCCATGAACGCCAGTAGCACCTTGGCGCGCTTGGTCGCCGTGGCCGAGCGCAGCCTGTGAATGAATTCGATGATGGTGGCGTTGAGGCCGGCGAACGGCCCGTCCGACACCCGCACCAGCTCGTCGAGCTCGAAATGCGTCGGCCAGCGTGTGGTGCGGTCGAACAGGCCGCAGGCTTCGGCCTTCATCAAGGCATCCATGCGCGCGGCCGGCACGTAGCCGGGGGCGTCGCCGCCTGGCATGCGGAGCACGTCAATGACGCCATCAACATCCAGGAGTTCCTGCCAATCCTGCCGATACGGATCAACCTGCACCGGCACGTAGCGCTGGAATAGTGGGCGCGAGATAGGTTTGCACGCCGGGTGAATTCGAAACCGTTCCATGGGCAGGAAAACGCCATAGCCTAAATCCTTTGCGATGTCGGCACAGACATCCTTCTCGGCACGCGGCTCGACGTAGGCGATGTGCCAGAGCGGCCCGGAATAGCATTCTTGCGCCATCATGCATCCACCTCCATCCCGAACCGGATGATGATGAACCAACTGCCTTGGTCGAGCACGAGCACGTAGCAGGGGTGAAGTTTCATGGCTCAGCCTCGATATGGCAGCAGCCGGCCATGCTCGAACACGCCGATCGGCCGGCCATATTTTTTGGTCATTTCCTCATAGCTTTCCGCTGCCGAATAGTGTGGGCGCGGGAGCCTCAGGGGCGGCGGCAGGCTTGAGTATTTCGCCACTTTGGTGCGGTGCTCGATCTCCGCCGCGCACGCCTCCACGATCTCCGCCGGACTCGGCGGCCATTTGCAGCGGCGCTGGATGCCCGTTGTGGGATCCGTCACGTATTCCACGATCTCCGGCGCGTACTGCGCCAGGATGGCCCCCAGCGTCGCCACGAACCCCTCTGGGTCGTGGTAGTCGGCCTTGCGGTACGAGGCCATCAGCAGCGCCACCCGACCCATGACCCAGTCGGGATCGGACTTTGGCGATGGCCTCGCTGATGGTCGATTGTCCGGCATGAACGTTGACTGATCCATTTGGTTTTCCTTGGAAAGGCGAGGATTTCCAGTTTTCCCAAGCCGCATCCCAGTTGGCGTAGCGGCGATCGTGAGCGCGCGCGGAATTCTTGAACCGCTCGAATTCGGCGGTATCCGATTCCGCCAACCCATTTTTTGGCTGAAAGTTTTCAGGAAGCGGGACTTTCGAGGAAGGCTTTTTGCCCCTCGCGCGCGCAACCCCTACTTCCTCTTTCTTTTCTTCCTCAACAGAAGAAAGAGAAGAAGTAGTATTACATATAGGCTCAACGTCACAGGTGACGCTTGTGACGTCACCGTGACGCTCGATTTCCTCTTCTTCCTTTTTCTTTCTCCACCGACGAGTACGCGCTGCACCTGAAGTCGAAGCTCCGCGCCATGAAGCTTCAATGCGTTCAACAGCCGTCACCAGTGCGTCACCGGTGACGCCAGCCGCCATCAATTCTCGGAGAATGGGCGCGACCGTGTTCACAGCATCATCCTTAGCGAGCAGCGAGATCCGAACCATTTGCTTGCCGCTTGGCCCGCCTGGCTTCTGCGACCTTGCGTTTCCATTCTTTCGCCTCTTCCCATGTGCGTGGGAAGGCAATAGGTGCTACCGGTGTTTCTTCTTTGCTGCAGAGAATGAGTTCGAGCTTTTCGAATTCGTTGAATACTTGGTTCAATCTCTCTTCGCTGGTCGATTTGCGTGAGTCGGGATGCAAACAAGCCAGGATTTTTTTGAACATCGACCGGGGCATCACACCCTTGGTCCGTGAATCGATTATGGCTTGAGCATGCTCCAATCGCTTTTGACAACTGGGTAGCCACACCCCCTCTATGTGCTTACGGCACTCTCGCTGGACTGCGTCCCAATACCCGGCATCAAGTTTCTTCTTGTGCTGCTTGATGGCCGCTTCCAATTTTTGCTGTGCAGTCAGCGACAACATGTCGGGCGTAATCGTCGGCTCAGCCTCGCGGCGCCCTTGCTCGCGAGCAACCACGGTCCGGATGAGCTGGACCCCGACGCCGGTTTCGGCTCTTATCTCCTCCTCGGACTTGCCTTCATCGAGACGAGCAGTCGCTATTGCCTCGGCGACGTCAGGATCAACGCGCTGCGGCTTGTCCTTCTTGCCGCTGCCCTTGGGGCGGCCTTCACCTTTCCGGCCCCGCTCTGATGTGCGAGGTTGAGTTTGTTCATCGTGAACAAACTCCTTGAGATCGCGAACGATAGTCGGATGGCTCACACCAAGTTGCGTGGCGATGTACTCCATCGTGTAATTCTGTTTGTAGAGACCCTCGGCTATGGCCTTGCGTTGTGCTTTCCGGCCTTCCGTCGAAAGACCATGCCATACCGCGAGCAGACAACTGTCGGGGCAGGTTCGGTCACCGCCGCTGGGACATACACATTTCATTGTCGCGATCCTTCTGTTTGTGCGGGACGCCATGCCCGCGTCTGAAAAAAACCGGGGGTCATTACCCCCGGTATTAGTTGGGTCAATCGCCGTTTCCGCCGGGCACGATCTCGCCACCCAGCATGTTGCGACGCTCATTGCGGCTGAAACCGTAGCGCCGCAGCACCACTCCGAGTGCCTTGGAGATGGTGGCGAGCTTCTGCTTGCTCACCTCGACATTGCCCTTGGCTTGCGCATGCTCCCGGATCAGCGCAGCTGCCATCGTGTTGTCGGCCGACAGCGAACCTTCAACTGCCTGCTCGTCATACACCGCATAGAGGAAAGCCTTGTAGGCCTTGTCGGTTTCGTACAAGCCCAAGTGGATTTCCTCGACTTGGTCGTTGAGCGTCCGAGTGTTTTCGCTCTTACGATGCTCCATGAATTGGCGAACCGTGCCCGGGAGCTGAGGCGGAAGGGGTTTCTTGTTGAGAACTTCAGTCATTGACATGATAGTCATCTTTCTGCGGGCGCTATGCCCGCGGTTGTGGGCATGATGCCCCGCTTGCCCTCGTAAAGGACAAGCGGCGCATCAAACCTGTACCAATGGTCGGCCGGTGCCGCTGTGGGCGCGCGCGGCGTGCGCGGCGCAGTAACAGCGGCCGGCGGTGAAGTCGGCTTCGAGTGCGCCGCAATAAAAAAAATCAGAAGTGCGCGGATCGCCCACGGGGAATCGGCAGGTCCAGTTCGTCAGCTCCAGGAGCGTTTTCCTTTGCTCGACCGGGATGGCGCTGTCGTCGGTGAAAGTGGGAACCGGTTTTGGCTCAAGCGCCGGCGGTGGTGCGGCCAACCGCCGGTGCGGCGAGAACTTCTCGCGGGGCGGCGGCCGATGGCGGGGCTTCGGTCGAGGCATCGATACTTCCGGCCTTGGATTGGCGAGGCCGAGCCTCCAGAGTTTTCCCAGCACCGAATTTCGGGTGCATGGGCCGAAAAGCTTTTTTAGTTGGACCGCGATCCACGATGCGGAATGCTTCAGCTCATTGAGCCGCTTGAGTTCGGCCGTAGCGTCGTCATTCCACGTCATGCGCATCCTCTCAGCACAAGCCGGCAGCCCGCCGGCGCCTCGCCCCATGTCACCGTGAGCCGGCGCAGGTAGCGCTTGTCATCGTTGCGGATGAGCTCGATCCGGCGCAGGTAGTCGATCGCGGCCTTGATCGAATTGTCCAAATCCTGTCGGCATTTCTTCTCGCACAGGATGATTTGGAGCTCGAAGCGCTCGGGCAGCTCGATACCCGTAGTGGCGCGGAACTGGCCGGACGCCATGAGCAGCATGTCGGCCTGCTTTTTCCAGCGCTCGACCTCGCGGGCGGCCGCCGGATCAATGCGCCGCGTCCTGTTCACACTCGGCGGCAAGGGGATGTCGAGCACGACATCCGGCGGGCACCCGAACGGCCGATCCTCGCAATCGCGGGCGTCAAGCATGGACCACTCTCCAAGGGAGGCGGATTTACTCAGCGGCAACAGGCTTGCGCATGCGCCAGAGCGAGACGGGCGCAGACTTGCCCCGCATCGCCAGCGCTGCGTTCATGACCACGTAGGTGTCGGAGGGAAACCGGCCGGAGTTCTTCCAATTCCAGATTGTCGAGGTCGAGCACTCGGTTAGCGTCTTGACCGCGGCCACGCCGCCCAATGCGCCGATCACGTCGTCAACCGTTTGGAGGAGCTTGCAGTCGTTCATGAAGAATGGTTATACTCCAAATAGTTTGGTGGTGCAAGAGTACAAAAGTGCTGGGTAGCGTTCAAGACATTTGGCGGTCATCTTCCGCGTCCATGAACGGCGGAAAATGGCTCGGGCCCGATGCCCCACATGCCCAACGTTTACGGACGTTGCGAAAGGTTTTGGAGTTCGAGACGGCCGCGGCTTTTGCCGGCCGCCTGGGCATCTCGCCATCGCGGCTCAGCAATGTGGAAAACGGCGCCCCGCTCGGAAAGGACATCGCCTTCCGGATCGTCCAGCGTGTGCCGGGTATGACCTTGGACTGGCTGTGGCTCGGCAGGCCGGACGGGTTGCCGCTGCGGCTCGCTCAGAAGCTGGAGCCCGCTCCAGGGACCACCCGGAGGGGTGGGACGCGTTCCTGAGCCTCGGGCTTGGCTGGGGCTATCCCCGCCGCAAAACGCACCAGATCGGACGCCAGCGCCAGCACGAATAGGGCGTCCTCGGTGTTCCCTGGCAGCTGAGCCGCGACTTGGAAGGCCAGCGCCCGCCGCGCGTCATCCCCGATCTCACTCATTCCGGCCTCACTGGTATATTTTTACCGCATCCACCGTCACCATCATGACACCGCCGGGAGTTGCGTCAATTCAATTCACATCTCCTCGCGGCATTTTGACGTGTCCAAATTATTTTATGCACAGGGCTTGCGTCTTCAAGAAATTTGTAGTAGGTTCTGACCATCAGATAGGAACTGGGAAGCCCGCCGAAGACACGGTGATAACGGGACAGAACGAAGGACCGGGCCTTGCAGCGACAATCGCACCCCACCGGTCGGCCGCTGATGCCTCCGGGCTCAAGCCGAAGTTCGGGGAGCCAAGCTCGCCCCACTGCTCCGGTCCTTCGTTCTGTCCCTCCCACGGGAGATGACGATGACCAAGCAGGCCGAAGAGACCAAGACCGAAAAGCCCGAGCCGCCTAAGGACGAGCCGAAGCTCGAGCTGATCCGCTTCGCCTCGGCCGGCGCGGTCCGCCGGGTGCGGTGATCCGATGCGCACCCGCCCCGCTTGGTACCGCCCCCGCAGAATGCCGCCTGAGGCGATTTTCCTGGCGGTCGTGATGCTGCTGGCGACCTGGCTCTATTCGCTCGCCAGCGCCCCGCGCAGCCCCGCCGCGCCCGCCTCCATCACCGACATCGCGCCATCGTGCGCCGATGCGCGCCAACCATGCCGAGGGAGGGTCTCCTCATGAAGCTGTGGCCGCGAAGCGAAACCGAGCTGCCGAGAGCTGTGGACTTGGATGACCCGAAGGTGTGGCCACCGATTGTGCCAGCAGTTCGGCCGCCGAGTGAGTTCGCGCCGCGGCGCCAGCGGATGGCCGACATTGATCATGCCGTTCGGCAGATCACGACGTTCGGGGCACTGCCCACGAAGGAAATCGACGATCTGATCGCGGTCGCCAATGAGGAGCTGGCGGCGCTCGAAGCCGACGCGCAGCGCATTCGCAACGCCTATGTCGAGGTGACCGACAAGCTCCGGGCGCAGATCGAGCGGCAGCGCAAGGTGCAACGCTTCGCGTCCGAGGCCATGGCGAACATGGCGCAGCAGTGCGCGGCGCTCGATCAGCCGGAGCTGCCGTTCGATCCGCAGCCCGCCGTTCAAGAAGACGAGGTCGCGTCATGACGCTGACCCGCATTCCCATCACGACCGCCGCGCGCCGCGATGAGCCGACGATCGACCTGTGGGCCATCGACCGAGCCATCGACGTGATCGCGCTGGTGCAGGGCGCGCCGAACCACGCTGAGGCGGTGAAGGCGGTGGCGCTGCTGCTGATGGAGGAGCGCGCGGCCGGCGGCCTTGAGACGCTGGACAGCGTGCGGAGACGGCCATGACGCACACACCGGGACCATGGCACGTATGCGGCGCCGAGCGCGGCGGCTGCATCTGCGGCCACGTCTGGGATGCGACAGGCAATGTGCACGTCGCCTCTGCCACGGCGCTCAACATGGTCAATCCCGACGATCTCGAAAGCCAAGAGGTTTGCGTTCATGACGTTGATGAGACGAAGGCCAACGCCCGCTTGATCGCCGCCGCCCCGGACATGCTCGCGGCGCTGAAGGCGGTGGTCGCCATAGCTGATCGCCGGACGGATGAGTTTGACGCTGCGCGCGCCGCCATCGCAAAAGCTGAGGGAAAGCAATGACCACTCCAGCCATCGGACCATATTGCCCGTGGCCCCGCGATGTGTGGGACGGGACGTGCGTTCACCCGTCGGGCAGCGCCCGCATTGTTGCTGAGTTGCGTAACGAGCACAGGAGGCGCCATGGAGACATAGCCCTTACCAGTCGTCTTGGAATTTTGGGATCGCTGGATGGGCCGAATACGAAACCAAATACTGAAACCGAGGGGCCCTGCAGCGCCGCATGTGACACCCGGTATCTGCGGCGATGAAGCTCCTTAGGGCCCCGCAGATACCGCGCGCGCATCATGGTAGACGGGCGGCGCATCGTTGTCGGTTCATTCAACACGCTGGCCGAAGCTGTCGCCGCGCATGAAGTCGCCGCGCGCGAAGCTCATGGAGAATTCGCATGCCGGACCCGTTGAAGAAAACGATCAGCGCGACCGAAACACCGGCCCTGTTTGGCGCATCGCCCTATATCACCCGCTGGATGCTGCTCAGAAAGTTCATCCATGGTGACCCGATTGACGATCCCGCGGACAATCGGATGGATTGGGGTCGCCGAATGCAGCCCCTGCTCCTCGCCCAAGCCGCCGAGGATCTGCATCTTGAGGTCCGGCCGAATGCCGCAGATGAATACGTGCGCCGAGGCTTGCTCGGCTGCACGCGTGACGCTGAGGTCATCTGTCCTGACCGCGGGCCCGGTGCGCTCGAGACGAAATGCGTCTTCGATTATGGGACTTGGATGGAGACCTGGAACGGCGGCAAGACGCTGCCGAAGCACGTCGAGATCCAGACCCAGCAGCAGATGATGGTTGGCGATGGCAAAAATCCGTTTAACTGGGGCGTCATCGCGGTCTGGGTCTGCGGCGAGATCAAGTATTTCGAGCGCAAGCCCATCGAGGATCTGTGGACCGCGATCAATGTCGAGAGCTTCAAGTTCTTCGATGACGTTGAGGCAAAGATCGAGGGCGAGCCGTTCGGCGAGCCGGTCGAGATGCCGCTGCTCGCGCGCCTGTTCGCGCCGCTGCCCGGCAAGGTGATCGACTTCACCACGCATCCGAAGGCGGCCGAACTCGCCGAGCAGGTGCGCATGATGCGCTATCACGCCGACGCGCGCAGCGGCCACGACAAGGGCGAGCGCGCCATCAAGGCGATGCTCAAAGCGCTGATGACCGACGCCGAGGAAGCGACGTTCCTGTACGGCATCAAGGTCCGCGCCAAGAAGATTGACCGCGCCGGCTACACGGTCAAGCCATCGAGCTATGTGACGCTGGACGTATTCGTGCCCGAGAACGCGCCGGTCGGCCCAGCGCCGGAACAGATTTTGAAAGCAGGATAACATGAACGAGCTTGTGGCCTTCGAACGCCAGCTCGCGCCGCTCGCGCCGCGCTTCGCTGAGGTGCTCGGTCAGACGATGCCGGTCGAGCGCCTCATCCGCACGGTGGCGGTGGCGGTCGAGCGCCTTCCCAAGCTGCTCGACTGCAATCGGCAATCGCTATTCAACGCCGCGATGTCGGCGGCCGTGCTCGGCCTCGAAGTCGATGGCGTCACCGGCCAAGCGTTTCTGATCCCCTTCAAGGATCGCGCGCAACTCGTCATCGGGTACAAGGGATTCTCCACGCTCGCGGCGCGCGCCGGCATCACGATCACCGGCGCTGTGGTGCGCGAGGGCGACGTCTTCGAATACGATCTCGGCGAGAGTTGGATCACGCACAAGCCAACGCTCGGCAATAAGGGCCGCATCGTCGCCGCTTGGGCCAAGGCTGCCCACTCCAGCCGGCCGCCGGTGGTCGTGGTGCTCGGCATCGATGAGCTGCTCGCCGTCAAGGCAAAGTCACCGGGCGCGCGCAAGGCCGACAGCCCCTGGAACGATCCGGCCATCGGCTTCCCGGCGATGTGCGAGAAGACTGCCAAGCGCCGTCTCGCGCGCTCGCTGCCGCTTAATACGATGCACGCTGCAGCTCGCATGGATGAGGCGGTCGATGAGCAAGGCAAGTCGGCCTGGATCGATCCGGCGCGCGGCGTTGTGGTCGAGGGCGAAGTAATCGAACCCAACGAAACGCCGACAGCCGCGCAACTGATCGGCCAGCCTTCCCGCGGGGCTTTAGACCATTCACCCGCGGCGACCAAGCCGGCGCCCGCCCTCCAAACTGCATCCACGGGCGCCGGCGAGGTCCTCTCGCTCGAGGACATGGCGCGCGAGGCCGCGATGCGCGGCGAGGAAGTATTCAATGATTTCTACAAAAAGCGCACGCCGGCCGAGAAGAAGCGCGTCAACCTGATCGGCGATGAGTTGCGCTCGTTGATGAATGACGCACAGGAGACGGCATAGGGTCAAAACCAGAGGAGAGAACTATGAAGATCAAGGCAATCGACGGGCGTCCCGTCATCGATGCAAAGAAGCCACTGAATTTGACGATCACAAAAAACGACATCGACAAGGCTGACGCCAAGGAACCGGCGGGCTGCGCCGTGGCGCGAGCGTGCCGGCGCGAATTGCACGTCGTAGAGGCGCGCGTCCATCTCGCGCGTATCTACCTCCGCTCAAACGAAGGGAATTGGGTCCGGTACATGACCCCGCGGGCAATGCGCTCGGAAATCATCGCCTTCGACCGCGGCGGGCGTTTCCAACCAAACACCTTTCAATTGGTTCCTCCAAACACAGCCGACAGGCTGGGAGCAAAGAGAAAGACTGGACCGAAGATGACCAAAAAGGCGAAACGTCGAAAGCCGACCATCCATCACGTTCTCACCGATATTCGAAACGGTCCGGCGTAAGTCACGGCTATACGGAATAGGCAATGGGAGAGGTAAATGG